TGGGGCCGCTTGCACATAATCACCAAGAGTTTCTAGCTTCGCGGGTTGTGAGCTTGCAGAGCCAGATGGCGTCAACAGCCCATCTAGCGCACGACTTAGGACTGTACCCTCTGGATCATATGTTGGATCAGTTAGGCTGCGATACAGGTCTGCGCCAAAAGTATCTTCTGCACCGCTGGCAGGTTGCGTATATCCAGCCGCAGCAGCTAAGGCAGGGTCAACTTGACCTACATCATAGCCCGCGCTTACTGTTGAGCCATATACGTTTTGATACAAGTCGCTTGCTTGACGATCATCATCACCCGCATAAACAGAATAGTCAAACCCTTGCGTAGATGTGCCAAGAGGCAAATCAGACGCGGAGTAAATAGGTTGCTCAGTATAGAAATCGTCGCTGACTTGACCTATGCCAAGCTGATCTTGTGCAGCTTGAACCGCTGCAATACCTTCTGCACTTGGGTCAAGCGTGCCGACATACTGCCCTGTAAGTTCGCTTTGGAACGCATCAGTGTAATCAATGTCTGGGTTATAGTATTGATATTCTTGACCAGCAGTGTCTGGTATGCCGCCAAGTCCGATGCCTGTCATCGCATCGCTTAGTGCATCAATATCTGTCTGGGCTATGATGTCGCCTGCAGTGGCGTCATCAACAGGCACAATGTTGACCTCATCTTCTACTAATGGAATGTCTGGGACGTATGGGATTTCAGGGATAAAATCATCGCCGCCTCCACCAAGGCCACCGCCGCCGTTTCCACCGCCGCCACCGCCTGTGCCGCCTCCGACAACTGGAGGCGTTGCATCAACAACTGGCGCACCCTCAAACTCGCCAGTGACAGGGTTGATAAACAAACTCTCAATAAGGTTAAACTGCGCAGGTCTGCGTCTTGCGAACTCGCCAAGCGTTTCCTCATACATAGGTGCAGATGAATAACCGCGAATACCGCCTGCAAATTCTTGTGGTGTCGGCATCCCTGCCATTACGCCACCCGCAGGTGTGGTTAGGCCGAACGCACCAGCTTGCCCTGCTACGTTCTGAAACGCAGCTTCTTGTGTTGGCGTGAATGCTGCAACGTCCGCACCGTAGTAAGGCACATATCCAATCTGGGCAATGCCTGGCTGACCTAATGCACCAGCTTGGCGCAGGTTGAATTTTGCCGCGTCCTCAATGTACTGAGGTACTTCAACGCTCGTTGTTGATGAGCCGCCTTTACCGCCTGCCATTACTATATCTCCTTAACGTATGACGCGTGCAGAGGCTTCCAGCCATGCTTGGTCAAAGGTTTTTTCCATCCGTGGCGACCTGTTATTGTCACTGCTACACATCCTTGCGCTTTAGACCATGCTATCACATCTTTATGCATATCCATAAGCTGATCTAATTCTCCACCACCTAGAAACACATTTAGCACCTTTTTTCTAGGATATACCACAATTTCTGTAACTATGCACCCCTTCGGCGCAGGCCACAACTGCATCTTACCTGACGCAAGCCCCTCAGCTACGTCATCAAAGTTGTGTGTGCCGCCAGAATACTCCAGTGCCGCCTCAATCCAAGCGCGGCATCTTGCAAGCTCATCTATTGGATTGTGCGCATTCATCCGTGCAACCTCGTTATCGCAATAGTAGACGCAGGCGCAGTTGGCGCAAACGCCGTTGCAGCCGTAGCATCCAGAAAACCCGATGTGCTGTCCACCGCCCACATAGCCTCAAGATAATCACCCGCCTGCAAATCAAATATTGCAGAGCGTGACACAACTAAAACTGAGTTATTCTGATGCAGCGCGTTTTTCATAGTTGAGCCAGTAACGTCTGTGCCATTTACGCGAGGCCAAAACCAGAAGTTTACCGTGCTGCTAGATGTTGATGCGATTTGTGCAGAAAAGCTAATCATGTATTGACCAGCTTCGTCAAACACAATGCGACTTGCAGGTGTGCCATTTGCAATGCCTGCCGAAATGCTAGAAGTGTACGTTAAAGCGTACGCTGTGTTGATTGCAGCAGCATTTTGGTCTGTCGTGACAGCCCCAGCATATTGCCCATCCTCCAGCACAACCTGCACCCATGCGCCATTCTTACTGACAACAGGATACAAGTTCTCACGATCCCACATCATAATGCCATCTTCAGCAGCAGTCTCATCTCCTGTCTGCTGCACAAGCGCGGATCGTGTTTGACCTAAAAACAGCATGAGGCGGCGACCCCATGCTTGCCAATCATTGCCTTTCGGCTCTGGTGCGCGTTGCTGCTGCGTCATCTGCGACCCCCAGCAATCGCATCAAGCCTGTTATTGCCAACACGCCAATCTGTGTATCTTGCGCCCTCAACGCGCATCCTAAACTGACGCCCAGTAAACCGCATGCTTGTTGGGTTGCTCATAGAGAATGGCCCATAGTCTCGCTCAGTACCATTTGGATAGAACCGCGTTTTAAACGTAGCGTTTACATCGCCCTGCGTTTTCTCGTCAGGGATCATCTCAACGATGCTTGTGACTTGATCGCCAGTTGCAATGTAGATTGGCCCAGTTTCTGCGTATGGCGTTAAGTCATCATAATCCAAGCCAACTTCATGCTCGTACACCTTGAAGTCAGCAGCGTCCGTCATCAAAGGTTGACGGAATACGCCACGGTCAATGCCAGCAGTGCGATCAAGTTCACCGATGTACCATGTGTTTTCTACATAGTTGTAAACAACGTAACGATCATTTTCGATTGATGAGCCGCTTGGGTAGAACCACCAGACTTCACCAAACATAGAGTTTGACATAGCAAAGACTTTGCTGATCTGCGGTCTGTTTATGTCGTTAAACACATAGTCGGACACATCGCATGGCATTTCTTGCACAGCGCCACCTGTATAGGCATAAAACGAATTAACGCCCATCCACATAGCACCTTGATCTACGACAACGCAGGCTTGCGATGCTGCTAGGCCGCATGACGTACCAACGCGTTCAATGCCATACACATAGGGTGGGCCAATGTAATTTGCTACATGCGCATCGCGGCTGGTTAGCAGCAAGGTTTGCCCCTTAACCGTATGCCCCGCCATAAGTTCGCCAGAGGTTTGCAATTCAAGATCACCAGCTTCGTTTGTAGCTGCTGGTGCCCAAGTGTTGTTGTCCTCACGGTCAGACCACTGCACCTTACGAGGATTACCGCCTGCGCCTAGCGCAAATAAAAAGCGCTCTTCCGTTACGACAATGCCTTTGTTGCTTGTGGGCGCGTTGCTTAGAACTGCTGCGGCTGTTGCGCCGTCTAGCTGCCATTCGTAAATCTTACCGTCATCTGAGTTGCAGGCCAGCAAGTATTCACCCCAAGGCTGCAAGTGCCATGATGTGGCTGGGTCAATGTTGATCGTGTCAGGCCGCGCAACGCCATAAGCGTATGACCCATAAAACCCATAGCCATACCCAGTAAACGCATCTGCATCAATGCGACCTGCTGTAAGTCCTGCTGGGGTAATGTCGTATTGAACGCCTGCCTCAGTCCAAGCATACAACTTATTGTGCGTCCCTGATGCAATGTAACGATTGCTTGAGTTGTCGATCCAAGTCAGCATGCCGCGCAGTTGGGCATTGCCTGCGTTGCTTGATCTGGCACGCCACCCGCCAACTGGACGCATAACGCCATCATGCCAGCGCACAAGATTTGCGTCACGCCAGCGACCCCTGCTTTGTAGGTCTGTTCCCTGCCGATAAATCCCCGCTGGGATTGCCAAATCAATCAACGCCATGTTTTACCTCAGAAAGCATTACGCTTGAACTTTAGCATATAAGTAAATAAAATAAAAGAAAGGCGGCATTGCTACCAACAACCCGCCCTTGACCGCAACCTAAGTGAATGGAGGTTACGATGGGGAAATGTTTACCATCACCTGAATTATTAAACAAGATACTGAAGTATAATCCAGAAACTGGCGAGCTTTTCTGGAGAAAAAGAGATATTGGCCTTTTTAAGGAAGGAAAAAAATCAGCATCTCATGCATGCAATGCATGGAACGCTAAAAATGCAAATAAGCCCGCTTTTACGGCTGACGATAGTCATGGATACAAGCATGGCCGCATCTTCGGAACAGCATACCAAGCTCACAGAGTGGCTTGGGCAATAAATAACGGAAAGTGGCCGCCAGAATTTATAGATCACATAAACGGAATTAAAGATGACAACAGAATTTCAAACCTTCGACTTGCCTCATTTACCGACAATAATAGAAATATGAGAAAAAGTCGCCGCAATACATCTGGCTGCGTAGGCGTCTTTTTGCATAAGCCCACTGGAAAGTGGATAGCCTCAATAGGACACAATGCACGAAATGTTCATTTAGGGTATTTTGAAAACTTTGATGAAGCTGTTTATGCTCGTAAATCAGCAGAGGTTAAATATGGTTATCATAAAAATCACGGACTAAATATGCAAAAGCCCAGCGTTTTGCTGGGCTAGTGCTTAAATATGCTGCTAAGTTACTCAGCCGCGACCTCTTCAGGCTGCTCTGCCAGCGAGGCTTTTAGCATGTTTACAAACGCATCTTTGCCGACTGACATTTGCGTTACGCTAAACTGAGCAGAGCCAATCTTGCGATCTAAGTCAGCAATGTGGCGCACCATAGCTTGCTGCTCGTCTGTCATATCTTCTAGCGTGTATTCTACTTCATCAATCGTGATTGGCGTTGCTTGTTTATCTGCCATCTTGATTTTCCTTCTAAGTTATTCAGCCGCCCACGGTACTCCCGCTGCGCTGGTTGGGTTTTGCTCTGCGGCAATCTTATCCGCAATAGCTTGCTCTACTGCATCCGCATCTAGTTGAGCCTTAGCCCACTCGATTGCGTTTGCCTCTGTGACGCTATCGTATGCAATAAATCCTGCATCTGATGCATCGTATTCGTGTGACGTTGTGCCATAGCTAGACGCAGAGTGATCCCCGTCTACGCCATCGCAACGCCAATGGATGACAGTGATACCACCGTCTGCGGTGTTACGTTCAGTGTTTGCTACTGACCAAGTGAATGTTGCTGGCATTGGTTATACCTCCTGTGCTGCTAAGTGTGCGGCGTAGGCATCCTTGACCGCTTGGGTGTGAACTGCGTTACAGATGGCTTGCACCTCTGTGCTTTCACCTGTGATGTCTGCATCTGGTGCAACGACATGGCGGCTGAAGGATCGGCTGATCTCTACACCGTCACGTTCAATGACTGTGGCTGTGCGTACTTGGATGTGTTTATAGTTGCCGACAACCTCGATTTTGTCTTCAACTGTTCGTTCTGTTAGTGCCATGTTAGGCTCCTTTCTGCTGTCCAGACCAACCATCCAGATGGTCTATGCGATTTGCCTTGCGGCGGTTTTCCTCACGAGTGAGGACTTGAAGGTTGTCTGGGACGTTAAGCCCACAAATAAGGTCATGTGTAACAGGCACAATGTGGTCTACCTCGTGTGGTATTCCTGTTTGCTCTGTCAGTTGTTGGGCCTTGAGATACACAGCCCGTAGGTCTGCGTTCTTTACCCAAAATGGTGTTGCGTTACGGCAGCGTTCTTCACGAGCATTGGTTGTAGCCAGCTTGCGGTGCTTATTCTCAGCGTACCACTCTTTGCTGTTTTCCAAGTGCTGCTCTTTGTTGTCACTATACCAACGCTGTGTCAGTTCACGGTGACGGGCTTTGTTATTAGCAACCCACTTGCGGTTATGCTCCAAGCGACAAACCTTGCACCAAGCCTCACGGCCATCTGGTGTGCGCTTCCGCTTATAGAAGGCATCCAGTTCTTTGGTGCTATGACATTTGGTGCAGGTTTTCATTATGCAGCCCGATAAGTAATAGTGACATAAAAGTCCCCTGACCCAGAAGTAACATCTGAAACCGTAATATACCCTGAGTTACCGTCACCAAAGTAGGCGTAAGAAGTTGCGTCAGGGACAAGAACTGTTGGATTTCCTTCAGAAGTGACTAGGCTAGTATGAGTGCTACCAGTATAAAATCCAAACCCAGTTGTAGCAGCTGACTGAAAGGGGAGGCCTTGAACATAAATGGTATTTGCCCCAGTCATCGTTGATGTATTTAAGTTTCCACCCTTAAAGTATAGTGTGACCATTTCACCAACTTTAGTGTAATACCCATAATCGCCATTAACAGTATTCCCGCCAGAAATAGCATCTGCAAAAACAGGCGTCCAAGTCCCAGTCTCATAGTCATCCAGCTTATTAGCCGACCCAGTGCCGCCAAGGTATACACCGCCAGACAGGTAGAGGTCTTTGAAGCGGTTTGTTGACCAGCCGAGGTTGATGCCGCCATCATTATCTGCCGCAGTAGTCATGTTCCGTGGCCCGATAGCGGGGGTAGCAAATGAACCACCAAACAGAAGCCCAACGTCATCAGAACCAATGGCTATGTTTACACCTGCGCTAGCAATACTCCCCACCGTGGTGCTATCACGATAAAAGCGAATGATTTCACCATCTGTTGATGTCCTCCCAAAATAGCCAGATATACCGCTAGCTTTTGATGCTATGACAATCCCATCGTTACGGAGTTCCACGCCGTTAGTAGAAACACCAGCGGGTGACGGCTTACCCACCAGCAGGTTGCCCGATGAGTCGATGCGGACCTTCTCCGAATTATTATAACGAAATTGAAAACTGTCGGCTTGGCTGGCGTCTTGCTGTAAAGACCAGTAGTTGCCGCTGTCACCCAAAAACTTAAATGTCGGATCGGCAGTTGCACCCGTACATTCAAGAGTTATACCGCCAAACGAAGGGGTAACGACATGAAGAATATCACTAATTGAACTCGTCCCAATCCCCAACGACTCAGCACTCGCTGACCAGTGAAATTTTGGTGTCGTGCCTGTATCCTCGTAGAAGCTGATGTCGCCGTTGTAGGAGATGAGCATCTTACTTGTAGACCCATCATAACCTCTAAATAAGAAGGAACCATCTGTAGTTGCGCCAGCCTGACCATCAAAATACAGTGTACCACTAAGCTGACGTATAAAAGATTGCTGATTTGTAGTCCCAGTGTCTGCAATGGTTATAACAGGGTTATTCTTCTGTAACGTAATATCCCCATCCACAGTCAGCCCATCAGCCGTGACAGTGCCAGTTACGTCAATACCTGTGGAGGTGGTGGCGAGTTTTTCAACGCCACTGTAATATAACTGTGCTTCACCACCGTCTTGACCAAGAAACATTTTTTGACCACTGGTGTTGGTAATGCGCACGTTTGCTGTACCTTGCAAGTACAAATCGCCAGTGCCATTATCCTTTACATAACTATGCAACCCATCATGGTAAATCTGTAGGTCAGACCCTGCGCCGAAGATGGCTTTGTCATTGTCGCCGAAGGATACATCGCCAGAAACCGCAAGAGAAGTCAGCGTTCCCAAAGACGTCACGTTAGGCTGCGCCGCAGTTGCCAGCGTGCCAGTAATGCTTGTGTTGGCTGTCAGCGTGGTAAACGTACCAGCACCCGCAGTTGTGCCGCCAATCGTAACGCCATCTAACGTACCTGAGTTAATATCAATGCCAGTGACAGGCGTGGTACCGTCAAGGATGTCATCAATTGCATCAAGGCTTGTATTAAGTGTGTCGCCCCACGCGTCCTCGTCTGCACCGACGACAGGTTTCCCAAGGCTATAAGTGGTTGTGTACGTTGGCATTGGTATCTCCTATGCTAATCCATGATTTGGGTGATACCCAAGTTCTTGTTCTTTTGACTTGCGTGCAGCCACTGCGTCCATCTTATTTACAAAATATCCTAGGTTTAGATATTTTTTACCGTCAGAAATTCTTGCAATCCATTTGTTTCGATTGCTGCAAAAGCTAACGCCGTTATAGCCAGACTTATTAGCTACAGACATTTTTACGTTTCTGTGATTTTCTTGATTAGACACAACGCGTAAGTTTGAGATTTTATTGTCTAGCTTGTCATGATTTATATGGTCAATGTCATCGTGCGGCATCTCACCATAACAATACAGCCATGCAAGGCGATGCGCTCTATACGATCTGCCTTTAATGCCGATTAAGACGTAACCTTTTTTATTTACATAGCCAGCAACACTTCCAGACTTTACTGGGCCGCTAGACTTACGCCAAGTAAATACACCTGTCTTTTCGTCATAGTTAAGAAGGCTTTTCAACTCTTCTTGTGTTGGCATATCTATCTCCTATGCGGCATCAGCCCAAGTTTCGCTTGCTGCCGAAGCGTCTGTCCATGTTTCCGATGTAGGGGGGATGGCAGACCAGCTTTCGGTCACGCTTGCTGCATCTTGCCATATTTCACTTGCAGGATCAACCTCTGTCCAAACTTCAGCAGTATCCGCAAGCGGCTCCCATTTTTCAATCGCATTGCATGTCGTACTGCAAACAGTGCCAATAGCAGCGCTGCTAAACTGCACGCGATTTACTGTTGCAACATTTGTTGTAACGATAGACACAGTTGGGGCAATGCTTACAACTGTAACCGCGTTTGCCGTAGCAGATGCAGCAGCCGAAACCTGAGCATCGCTTTCGCGCACTCTAGTTGCAGCAGCCGTATTGCTTGCAGCAGCGCTGACAGTTGCGCTTTGTTCACGCACGCGCTCAACTGCAGTTGTGCCTGTCGCGCTTGCAGATACCGCTGCATCGCTCTCACGCACGCGCTGGGCGCTGCAAGAGCCTGTCGTGGATACTGAGGCAGTTGCGCTTGCTTCACGCACTCTCTGCGCGTCTGAGGTATTGCTGGAGCTAGATACAGCAATCGCGCCAGTTAATCTGACGCGAACATTTGCAGCGGCTGTGGTTGTGACGCCAATAACAATGGCTTCACCTTCTTTGAACGCACCGCTGACGCCATACGCCTCAACGCCATATAAGCCTTTGCCGTAAGCGCTGCGGTACGTTACGTCAGCCATTTATTTACTTCCTTGCATACTCACCGTGGTAGATTTTTTCAGCAGCAAGTCTTGCGGCAGCAGCTTCATCTTTTGTTTCATAACGACCTAAATGTTTGCGCTTTCTATCTACATCAATATAGACATACCACACATTTCTAGCTTTGTCATAAGAAACACCCTTAATTCCACTAGCGCTGTCTGATCTAACTCTCTGGTTCATTAAGTTTTGAGATGCCGTAACTTCTCTTAAGTTTGACCAAGAGTTATTTAACCCATCCCCATCAATATGATCTATGTGCTTTGATGGCCAACTTCCAGTTTGCAAGAGCCAAATAATTCTGTGCGCCTTGTATGGATCGCCCAAAATGGTGACACTTATATAGCTAGTGTACCCTTCAACTTTATGCTTTACTACAGTACCCGCTTTTTTTCCTTGTGGGGTTGAGTTTGTCTGAACGCGCCAAGTCAAATCACCGCTTTCAGGGTCATAGTTAAACAACGCTTTCGCTAACAGATAATCAATCATGTATCCACCTCATTTTAAAAGTGGATACATATTAACCTTAGTCAAGGGTTACGTCAAGATCGTTGGCTGGGAGCCTAAGCACGTCCCCTGTGTCAATCGCCTTGCTTGTTGTCAGCGCTGCGTAGGCAATTAAGTTGCCTGCTGTAGAGGCATCGTAAACCCCAACGTGCGTAACTGTGCCATACGATGCTGTCGCCGTAGGAAACTCAATCGCAGCCGTGTTTGTCGCGGTATTGCCTGATACGCTGAACGTAACGCTCTGACGCGCATATGCTGTGCCAGATGTGCTAACTTCTGTGCCTGACGCATCTTCTGCTGGGTTGCTTGTGAATAGCGCGACATAGAATGAACTTGGGCGCGTAACGGCATCGCCAGTAAAAAGCCACGTCAAAACGCGTGTTTCGAATAGATTGGATAGCGACATAATTTATCTCCTAGTAAGCGCGAATACGCATTCTTCTTCCTGATCCGCCGAATTTGCTACTTTCGCTATCGGCGTTAATGCTATCAAGCGCACTTTGATAAAGTGCTGCAAAGCCTTGAACCCTTGCATCGTCTTTAAGGTAAAAGGTTGAATGCACAAGCGCACCATAGAGATACGCATCAGGAAAATACTCCAAAACCCAATTCGACGTATTGCTGTCAGACAGCGCAGGTATCCGTGAGTAATAATAAAGCTCTGCGTTATACGTTCCGTCTGGCGTGGGGTAAACCTCAATCTCGCCAGCAGTGATCGCATAGTAATGCGGCTTGCCTGTCGTATCTGCATTGCGGTAGCGACGATCCAACATTTCGCTTTGGCTAATCAGTTCTAGCGGCGAAGTGTCATTTGAGGTAATATAAAAACGTATTGCCTCAAGAAAATCAGCAGGGATCGCGCTGTACTGCGTGTCTAGCTCTGCCGTGCTGCGCTTTTCCTGACGCCAATGCTTTACGCGGCGCTGCATGTCAGCTTCAGCCAGCGTAATAAAATCAGGAATGGCAGACGTTAAATCATCGCGGTTCAGAAAATCCGCGATGCTTGTCTTTAGTTCTGCGTATGTTGTAAGTGCCATTAGTCTAGCAATCCTCTCTCAAACCGACGCTGCTCTTCGCGCACTGGCTTTTCTTGGAAGTAATCAAAAACTCCCTGCATTATGCCAACTTTTTGCCCCTGTGGCAAAAAAAGAGAACGCATAGCATTTGACGCCAACTTTCCATATTGACCCTGGCTGTATGGCTCTAAAAGCTGATTTGCAAAATATTCCTCACCTGCCTCGGCTGTTTCAGGGTAAAAACGACCAGCAGACGCGCCAGCACGAGGGCCATGCTGCTCCATCATACTGCGAGAGTAATCATACTGCCCCTCAGTCGCAGCACCTTGCAGCTCCTCAACAGCACGTTTCATAGTGGCATCTGAATACTTGTAACGCTCAGCGTCACTCTCATCCACAATATAAGGCGTGCGGAAGTCACCAGTCAGATCAGCATATATTCTGCGATAATCCATCTACCTACTCACCGATTTCTTGCCGCGGCAGCCCCAAGCCTTACGGCGAACCTTTACCTTTTCAGTCTTTTTCTGACCGCTAGAACGTGCGCAATACGCATCGCCACGCTTTGTGCCAGGCTTAGAAATACGCTTGCGCTTAACGCCCTTGTCGTCTGTATACGTTGTGCCATCCGCATACTTTACGCTAGCTGGTTTCTTTTTACTCTTTGCTGGCATTACGTCTTTTTCTTCGTTGGTTTCTTGGAAGTCTTGGCCGCCGCTTTAAACGCCTTGGCAGTCGGCGCTCCCTTGCTTCCTGGCTTCCGCATCTTTTCGCCGCTACCCGCTTTGATCCGCTTGCGCTTTTGGTCAATGTTGTACCACAAGCCTTTCTTCTTAGCCGCAGGCATTACTTTCTCGCTTTCGCCATGCACTTGCCCTTACGAGCGCACGCAACTGGTGTTGGGCAGCCCTTGCAAGGTTTAAACTTAGGCGCAGCGCCCATCTTTTTACCATATGCCATAAAAACCTCCTATGTTGCACCGACCATAGCACACTTATGCTATCCCACGCAAATTCCTTCTCAGCTCGCCCCGCCATGTACTCATTGGCCCAGACAGCGCCATCGCCGCGTCAGACGCCATTGTCAAACAAACAGCATCTGCCAAGTCAGGCGATCTTAATCCTCTGCGCCTCATCTGATCCTTGCTCTCAGCCGCCATCTTGCCAGACGACGTAAACGAATACCGAATACCTGTCAGATCAGCCATAAGCTCATCATCCTGCGGCAGCTTACACCCTCGATCCTCAAGCCATGCCTTTGTCTTAAACCACAGCTCAGTTCTCAAATTATTGTACGTTTCGCCCATAGACGGACTTTCAGCCACATTCACACCACGCACAGGCGCTCCCAGCTCACGCAACCGATCAACAACGCCAGAACCGACGCCAATGCTGTCAACCAATATCTCTGACGGTCTGCTGCTCGGATTTAGTGCTTCATACTCTGCCATCACGCGACCAACTGTCTGCATCAAGTCCAGCCCACGCCAGCTCTTTATTTCCGTTATGACGCTGCCAACACGCTTGCAAAACGCCGTTCTGTCCGATCCAAACCGAGCAGGGTCAACAGCCCAAACAGGCCGACGCTCATCATCAACCTCAATATCCCTGTTCATCGCAGCATCAACTAAATGAAACGGTATGATCGTATCGTCATCCGCTAACGGAAACTCGCCAAGAACCCTGATCCGAAACGCATTGCTCTCTTCCCCATACCGCTCACGCATCTCGTCAACAAACTCATCGCTCACCAACGGACTATCAACGCAGCTCCACCGCTGCGTCCACCAAGTATTCGCCATCCGCGTCTGGCTCTCATAAAACGTACCAGTTGACCGCGTTGGGTTGCTCAACAAGATTGTCGTGGCATTGTGGCCCGACATGCTGCCAGCAGCCGCCTCAAACACCTTCTCAGGCACACCAGACGCTTCGTCAACAACCAGAAGCACATTATCCGAGTGAACACCCGCCAAAGCCTCTGGCGTCTCTGCACGCGACGTTCTGGCCGAAATAAACATCTCAGACGGCGCAGCCGTCAGCTCAACTCGATCGCTTTTTACGGTCAAAAGGTCTTGTATTGGCTTCGGCAGCTCACCGATCCACCGCTTTAGCTCCGCAAACAGCGCGTCAAAAAGCTGCCCAGATGTTGGGGCTGTCACGACAACCTTATTGGGAAACCGCATCAGCAGATACCACAGCATCGCCCAACTCGCTGACGTTGACTTTCCAGTGCCGTGGCCGCTTCGTATGCTAATACGACGCTCCCCTGTCGCAATCGCATTCAAAAACTCTGCCTGATACGGCAACGGCTCAGCACCCAAAACCTCTTTAACAAACAGCACAGGGTCATCCATATACTGTAACGTAAACTCCTCAAAAGGATTGGCGTCACTCGTCATGCTCAATAACCTTCATTTCACGCTCACGATCCTCTGCCATCAATGCCTGGCGATCCGCGCTGATCTTCCGCAGCGCATCCAAGTGCAAATCGCCAAGGTTCAACGTAATCTCAGCACGAGGGCCAGAGCCGTAACGATCCCTATTCAGCCCAGCAGCCAACATCTTTCGTGCCTGCATCTGCTCTCGAACCTTCGCAATCTGCGTACTCGATGCAGTCTCTGGAATGCTGTCGGCAATCTCAACATTTTCCTCCATCATGGCATCCGCTAAAACCGACTGCGCACCCTCCAATGCACGAGCATACTCAGGAACACTGCGGATCGTCTCGCTCAAATAGTTGCGGCTGCATTCCCATTCCTGAGCAGCCCAGGCCTTCAATGTCATGCTGGACGCCATCTCACGCACATATTCCGCGCCGCCCTTCTTGGCAACGTCTGCAAGTATCGTCTTTTTTAGCTGCTTTCCCGCCATATCGCCTCGCTTTCACAATTTTTAAAATTTTAGACCATGCTAGCAGTTCTGGCAATAGGGGTATGGGGGGGGTGACTGCCACGGCGCTGACACAGCGTAGGGAGAGACGAGTTGTCGCGCAGTTGAGGTTGCGTGGCAGTCCTGGCTTAATTGTAGCACAGGTGTCTGCGTTTTTCTACACACACATGCCCCCCTCTTCTCGCGGCGTTGGGGGGGGGTCTGGCTGCTCGGGTTGCAAAAAACGCATAGGTCACTCCGATAATGTCGTTTATGTTAAATTCCAATAATGGCATGTGATATATAAATAAGGGCTTTGCGCAAAGCCTTGGCTGACTGAGCTATGCATATTCTGCAATGGCACAACATGTAGTATGCCGCAATCATTGACCGACTGGTCAGTCTTTGAATAATCTGCTATCCGCGCGTGCGTCCGCGCCTTGCCGTCGCTGTGTGTCCTGACGCGCTAATGATGTATGCCGAATGCTTCGCTATTCTCTAGGTATTCTTTCATAGCAAAGCTAAGAGCCACTGCCATAACCTTCTTACAGCTACCGCCTAAGATGCGCTCATTGATTAGCCACAGCATCTCTGCGACCTCTGCATCGATCTCATCCTCGTCCATGTCTGGATCGTATTCTACGACGAATGTGTTCATGCTTTAACGCTACAAGCAAAAAAGGCTCGGCGCAATGCCGAGCCAGTTCAGTGAGGCAGAAAATGTAGAGGGAAATGGGTAAATCTCTACATCATCAAGTATCCACACTATTTCAGAAGGGAATAGGATCGTCAAACAGTTTCCCCTTGATGTCGATAACTTCTGCGCCTGGGAATGATTGCTTAGCCGACTTCTCTAGCTCACCTGCCCAGTTGTCGCGGAACCAAGAGTAAGCCAGCCCAACCTCACGCAGCGTCAGCAGCTCTAACTCAGGCCGCTGCTTCTTTATCGTGCGCCACGATCTGCCGTCCTTCATAACGCCGAACAGCTTGCCGTCTATCTCCACCTCCCACACATCCGTAGAGGCTCTCTGTGCGCCAATACGTTCAGCCTCAGCATCCATCGCTTGCAGACCTCTTATAACGACCTCACATCGCTTCTTGCATTCTTCTACGTCGCCTGCCTCGACTGCCGCATTCATCTTAGCCACTGCACTGCCATACTTTTGCGACATCGAGACACTGACCAGTTCAGGCAGCACATCAATTCCCCACTTCTCATCCATCTGGATTGCCAGCCTGTCAACTGGAGCCAGAGCGTAGTCGCACATGATGGCATCTTTGGACTGACTGCCATGCAATATGCGATCCGACTTCTTTTGTCTTTTGGTCTGCTTCATCTGTTTACCCTCCGATTTACCACACCTTGTTCCACACCCCACTTCAACCTAAACCACCACCCCACCACACCTTGCATATATATATGCAGGTGGTGTGGAAGGGTATTTTGTGGCTT